AAGAGATACATGCAACTCAGAACATCCAGTTTGAAGCAGTAAGACCTGTTGTTCAAACAATGGTATTACCAGATACTAACATCAAAGCAGAGATGAAAAATACTACTGCTACAAGTATTGATGGTGTAGAACAGTCCTTTGTTGAGACTGAAGCAACTCCAATTAATATTGATGAAGATACGTATCTTGAGTCACCAAGAATGATTGCCTCACGAGTTAATGAACTTAATCGTTTAGATAGTCGTCCTGGTAATAAGTCTATGGAAGTAACGTTTACGTTGTCTACTTCAGATAACGATATCTCTCCAGTCATTGATTTGGATAGAGTTGGTATGGTTCTTATTAGTAATAGAGTTAATGCCCCAATTACCGATTATGCTGGTGATTCTAGAGCATCTACAATTACTGAAGATCCAACGTCATTTATTTACGCTAACAAACCAATTACGTTAGAGAATTCTGCTACTTCGATTAAAGTCTTACTAGCAGCATATACTAATACTGCTAGTGATATAAGGTGCTTCTATTCAATATCAAATGATTTAGAATCTGATCCAATTTACTATCCATTCCCTGGATATACTAATTTGGATATCAATGGTGCTATCGTTGATATTGCTAAGAACAATGGACTACCTGATAAGAGAATTCCTAAGACGGACGTTCTTGCTCATGGTAGTGATGATCTTCCATTCACCGATTATGAGTTTAGTATTGACGATCTTCCTGAGTTTAGATACTTCAGTATTAAGATTGTTGGAACTGGAACAAATCAAGCATATCCACCAAGGATACGTGATTTAAGGGCAATTGCATTAGCATAATTATGTACAATCCACGTTTTTTAAAGGTTGAAGGTCATAGTTATCTCGTAAGGGATACTAAGACCAATGCCATTATTAATAACGATAAAAAAGGACATGAACAATACCTTGCCCTAAAGAGAGCAAAATCAAATGAGTTAGACAAAGTACAAACTCTCGAATCTCAAGTTCGAGAGTTGAAGTCTGATATAGGTGATATTAAAACTATGTTAGGACAACTGTTAGATAAGTAAGATGGCAAAACCAACCACTCGTCAAGGATTAGTAGATTATTGTAAGAGACAACTTGGTTCTCCTGTATTGGAGATCAATGTTGCAGAAGAACAGATTGACGATCTGGTGGATGATGCTATCCAATTATTCCATGAACGTCATTTTGATGGTACTACTCAAGCATTCTTGAAGTATAAAATAACTCAAGATGATATAGACAGGGGTACTGTTCAGTATCCACATGAAGGAGGTAAAGTAGGTATTGCTACAACTTCTGTAACAGAGAATATTCCTGGTCAAGGGAATGTAACTTTTAATTGGTATGAGAATGGTAATTTTATAAAAGTTCCACCCTCAGTTATGGGTGTATCAAAAGTATTTAAATTTGAAGGTGGTGGTGGACTTTCTGCTGGAATGTTCAGTATTAAATATCAGTTATTCTTGAATGACATTTACTATTTGGGATCAACTGAATTATTGACTTACTCTATGACAAAGAGTTATCTGGAAGATTTAGATTGGTTATTATCAACACAAAAGCAAATACGATATAATCAAAGAGAAGATAAGTTATTTCTTGATATTGATTGGAGAACACAGGTTGCAGGTAACTATCTAATTCTAGATTGTTATAGAGCACTTGATCCTGCCACATCAGATCAAATTTGGAATGATAGATTTTTAAAACCTTATTTGACCGCATTAATTAAAAAGCAATGGGGTATAAATTTAAGCAAATTCCAAGGAGTCAAATTACCAGGTGGTATTGAGATGAATGGAAGACAAATACAAGATGATGGGCAAAGAGAAATAGATGCTATCATTGAAAAGATGTCTTCTACACACGAATTGCCACCACTAGATATGATAGGTTAAGATCATGGCACTTAACCCATTTTTCCTACACGGATCTAAAGGAGAACAGAATCTTGTTCAGGATTTAATAAATGAACAACTGAAGATGTTTGGTGTGGAAGTTTATTACATACCAAGAATTTTTGGTAATGAAAAATCCGTGATGGAAGAGGTATCTAGATCAAACTTTGCTAATGCTATCCCCATAGAAGGATATGTTGAGACTTTTGATGGATACTCTGGGGCAGGAACACTTCTATCTAAGTTTGGTGTTCAAGAGTTAGATGATCTAACATTGATTATCTCTAGAGAGAGATATGAAGAAGAAATACAAAAACGTATAGAACCATTAAAGGGAGTTAAGTTAGCATCTCGTCCAAAAGAGGGTGATTTAATATACTTCCCATTAGGTGATAGATTGTTTGAGATTAAGTATGTTGAGCATGAAAAACCATTCTACCAATTAAAGAAGAATTATGTTTATGAATTGAGATGTGAACTATTCATATACAACGACGAAGAGGTGGATACTGGAATCGACTTTATTGATGATAATGTGGAAGAAGAGGGTTATATTCAATCCTTTACTCTTGCTGGAATAGCAACACAAGCAACTGCTGTAACAACTTTAGTTGATGGTGGTGTTCGCAATATTATGATATCTAGAAGAGGTTCTGGATACATTCAACCACCTCAAGTTGCATTTTCTTCTGCTCCCATAGGAGGACAAACCGCAGTCGGTATCGCATCAATGATTACAGGACTTGTAGATTTCTGTGAACCAAATGAAGATCTATCAAGAGTTCAAGCAGTTGATCTAACAAATCCAGGTTCTGGATATACTGTTGCACCTAGAGTTGGTTTCATGACTGAAACTGGAGGTGGAGCATATGGTGTAGCAAATATTGCTGATGGTGTTTGTGGTATTATTACTATCACTAATGGTGGTGGTGGATATATTGGAATACCAACGGTAGCATTTGCACCTGATGGATATAGTGGTATTGGTAGTACAACTATACCAGCGGTAGTGCATGCTGTTGTATCTGCTGCAGGTTCAGTTACAGCACTTGTTTATGAGTCTTGTGGTGGATGGTATACTGATACTCCAGAAATATTAATTGCACCACCAGTACAGACTGGAGGAACTGGTACATTTAATAGAGGAGAAGATATAGTTGGTACTGCAAGTAGTGCAACTGCACAGGTTAAAACTTGGAATGCTGTAACTAGAGAGTTGCGAGTAGGTCAAATTGTTGGAACCTTTGTAAAAGGTGAATATGTTGTTGGACAAGAGACTGCTACAAAGTTTGCTATAAGTGATCTAAATAGTGATGATAATCCAGATTCTGGATTTGCACAGAACACTACTATAGAGTCTGAGGCAGATAATCTTTTAGACTTTAGTGAAAGTAACCCATTTGGAAATGTATAATTATGTTTGATCATTTTTACCATCAAATTTTTAGAAAGACTGTAATCGCATTTGGAACCCTATTTAATGGGATCACTATCCATAGAGATGGTGCTGCTGCTAATGATCCATCTGCTATTATTAAGGTTCCTTTGGCATATGGCCCAACCCAAAAGTTTTTAGCAAGGATTGAACAGCAACCAGATCTGAATAAACCAGTATCTATGAGTTTGCCTAGGATGTCCTTTGAGTTTACTGGTATTGAATATGATACTAGTAGGAAATTAGGTGCTACTCAAACATTTACTACTGCCATCAAGACTGACAAAAAGGATGTTCGTAAGATCTACATGCCAGTTCCTTATAATATGACATTTGAGTTAAATATAATGACTCTTTTGAATGATGATGCTTTACAGATTGTAGAACAAATACTTCCATATTTCCAACCAAATTATACAGTTACTATTGACCTAGTAGAGAGTATTGGAGAAAAGAAAGATATACCAATTACTTTAGAGAATGTTGGGTTTGAAGATAATTATGAAGGAGATTATACTGAGAGAAGAGTTCTTCTTTATACTTTAAACTTTACTGCTAGATCTTATCAAGAAGGTATCTGTTGGTATTACACCTGGAGAAAGAAGTGCAGCATATGGTTCAGGTCGTCAGATTACGTATGCTACACCAGTTGCTACGAAGAATTACACTGGAGATGTTATTGCAAATCTAGCAGAAGATGTTCTTGCAGGTGCTACTATTATCCCAGTAGATGATCCTGCAGGATTATCAGAACTAACATTTATTGATGTTAATAATGAGACAATGTATATTGAATCTATTACTGGTAATAAGTTAAATGTAAAACGTGCTTCTTATAATACAACTGCTATTGAACATGTTCGTGGTAGTGATGTTAAGGGAATAACTTCACTAGATAATGCATTAGTAGAAGCAGGTGATGATTTTGGTTTTAGTGGAACATGAAAGACACATTT